CCATTGTTCTTGTGTGGCCTTTGCCATCGCAACCAATATTGCATCTCTCGCTGCGTTTCCTGTCAATTCTCTATTTTCAAGGTCACTTGCAAGTTGTTTGAACTCTTCAAGATCGAGTCCTTCACCCGTTGGGTCTTTTTTAACTGGGATATCAGCAACACCAAATGTAATCATGGAATCAAGAGCGACTCTCAATCCCCAAACGAATTCTTGATTTGATAAGTGTTCTGATATTACGGATTCTTTGAATAAACGACTATTGTCGCTCTCAAGATGTTGAAGTATTTCCCAAGGTTTCATATCAATTAACATAATAAAAATCCATTATAATACATTTAAAAGCAAATGTCAACCCCTATCCTTTAAAAAGGGATATCTTGTATATGCTGGGTGAGCAAACTCGGAGGATAATCCAGATGGTACTTTGTTGACGGGGCGGTCACCAGTATCCAGATTATCACCCGATTGCGTCAGATATGAAAAATCATTATTGGCAATAAACTCACGAATCTTTTTCACCATTTTCGATCCATTATTTAATAAGTCATGATTGTATTCCATATCTAATGTAATTGTGACTCTTGTACTTTTAGCCATTTTTTCGGTCCTGAGCTTGTTTTTTTCTTTCTTTTTCTTTGTCTCCAAAGATTCTATCCCACTCTTTATCAAACTTGGTTCTATCTTTCACGGGTCTAGGTTTACTTCCTTTACCACCGTGCCATTTATCACTCATTTTTGTATAATACCTCGTCACAATGTGGACACTTTAAATCAATTCCTAACAATTCTGTAATCGCTATATGTTTTTGCCAATCTTCTCTTAATTGTTTCAATTCATTTAGAATTTCATCAGTATCTTTTTTTATGTGACTATTAGTTGGATGTCCCATTATCCTCTCCTCATCTTTGCGATGTCTTCGGCTTGCGATGTGCCTTTCATAACTGGAACAGCATTACTTTTATGCATGGTAGCAATACCTACGATTAAGTCTCCAGTGTATTTTTGTGTTTCTTTATATGTGCCAGAACCACCACTTGATGATGATGTCAACGAAGGATAGTTTGGAGTTTCCCTACGATATTTTGAAGTTTCATTGTAAGGTTTGAAATGTTTATAATCGCGAGGATCTGGCATTTTTACACGACCAAAACAATAGTCCAAATAATCTTCGAACTTATCATAACGAAGGTCATGCATACCTTTTTGTTTCATGCTTTTATTGTGTGCTCGCCATTCGACTTCCAATTCCTGAAGTCTTGCTTTTGTAATTTTGGTTTTTCTCTTTTTGGTATTAAGAGTAGATAATCCGCGTGCTAAGCCCATAATATAAATTCCATAATCAAAGTGAAATGGTGGTCGTTCCTTCGGTGTTCCTTACTTTCAGTCAGTATGTCGCTGGTTCAGGCGTTACTCCCGGAATCAGTATTCCCACCAATTCAAGTATATTATAACAAATCTAAAATGATTTGTCAACAAAAATTATCTTCTGAAACCTCTTGGTAGATTACTCACATTTTGTGAGGCGACTCTTTTCAGATGTCTTTTTCTACCTTCGGCGGCTTTACGCTTTCTTTTGGCAGTTGGCTTTTCGTAAAATTCTCTAGCTTTTAATTCTTTTAAAATCCCAGCTTTTTCAATCTGTTTTCTAAATTTCCTTAACGCTATATCGAAAGGCATATCTTGTGGTGGCCTTCTATCTTTTGGATGTCTTGGCCTTGCTCTTAAATCAACGGTTCTCCCATTGATTTGTTTATTATTAAATTTTCTCATATGTTATATAATAACACGTCCAGATGCAAATGTCAACACTTTTTTTAACTTTTTGCAATCCACTTATCATAAGCTTTTTTATCAACAACCCCTTCGGCTAAAAGTTTGACTCTATTTTTGAGATGTTGTGCTTCAACTTCTTCCTTACTTCCACCTGTATATGGTACTCCATGTCCCTCTTGGAACATAATTTCTGTGACCATACACCAGCGGTCTTCTTCTGGATAATAAACATTAAAATCACCAAGGATTCTACCAAACTTACCTTTGGCATCTTCTCCGCCTCGGCCTTTAAATGTTTTTAAAACAATATCTTTTGTCAATAATTCTTTTAATCTTTTCTTCGCAGCGAGTCCAAATAATTTTTCAACTTTATTCCTAGTTCTGGACTCTGGTGTGTCAATTCCCATAATACGAACACGCTCATTACGCATCCAAACACCAAACCCCAAATCAATATCGACATCTACTGTATCTCCATCTACTACCTTGAGTAGTTTTGCTTTATATTCGTACATCTGTTTCTCCATCATCAGGATAATAATTACTTCTTCGATGAGCGACCTTGCTTTCCCAATGGTCTAATGCTCTTCGAATTGCATCTTCCGCCAATACACTACAATGTATTTTAATTGCAGGTAATTCTAATGCAGTAGCTATATCCTTGTCTTTAATCTGTTTTGCTTCTTCGATTGTTTTACCTTTTAACATCTCAATCAGTTCACTACTCGAAGCAATAGCCGAACCACAGCCATAGGTTTTAAATTTAATATCAAGTATGGTATCAGTATCTGGGTCGATTTTTAAATCAATTTTCATTACATCACCACAAGCAGGCGCGCCAGTCATGCCAGTTGCTACATTTGGGTCGTTAGGGTCAAACCTACCAACTCCGTGCGCAGCGGGATTATTAGTCACCGCCTCAAATCTTTCTATAACTTTCTTTGAATAAGGCATAACGATTATTTATTCCTTCTACACCAAACGCGAACCCACCACTTAAAATATTTTCTACCTTCTCCGTAGGCCGCTGATGCTAATCTATTATAAATCATAAAATGTTATATTTGGAAATTGTTGTTTAATTGTTTCTCGTTCTTGTACCCATTTTTCTCTTGGTTGAGATAGTTCATAACCAGGGTCATTCTGATATAAGTTTAAAGCTCCCATACCATCAAATCCTAATAAATGAATTTCATTAAATTTACCAGATTCACAGGCTAGTAATAAAGCTCTTGAACCAGAACTTATTGGGTATTCTTTAATTTTAAAAACTTTATCCGACTCTTCAACCCATGTCACATACGTGATATGTTGAGAGCCAGTATCTGGGTTTGCTGCATGACCAGAAACAACAGCTGAGATTCTATCACCTCGTTCATTTTCAACTACATTTGTATTACCCATACTTTCTACAAGTATCGGAACCATATCTCCTGGAATTGGTTCCCATTCTGGAAAATAACATAAATGGTCGCGACAATATCCTGTATTATACACAATGGGTTGCATTCCCACATCAGTCACTATTAGCGCGTCAGGTTCTTCCTTATATGCTCCATTGCAACCATAGACAAATGTATTAGGAAATTCTTTGCGATAATCAAATCCTATTCTTGATTCGCCATTTCCTAATATAATTGCTTTATTATCTACCTTGTCCACGGTACTTTTTAAAAGATCTTTTCTTTGCCTTATTCATCGTAGCCATACTTTTTGGTCTTGTACCAATCGAGGTACCTTTTTTGACACCAGTATGAGTCGACGCGTATGCTTTACTTTTTGTCGCCATTTATCCCCTTATATCCATTGTCCACTTACAAATGAGTCAATGATTTGTATACATGTATATTGCAAAAATAATGCACCTGCTATGAATAAAGTAGGATATATTGCATTTGCTTTTGCTGGATTATCTCTTACCCATTTTTCAAGTTCTTTATCATTCATTAGTGTATCGCCGGTATTTGTGTGTTATAACAATATTCCTTAAATTCAAAATAAGAACCAACATAAAATTCACTCTCTGCATCTATAACCCAGATGTGTGGAACAATGTTGGTATTAACTTTTTCTCCGCGCGCAATCATGTCTTCATAATGAATACCATATTCAATATTCTTATATTCAACTTTAGAGCAAACTGCCTTTGCTAATTTAATTGCACCGCGACACATAGCACAGTTTTTCGTGCCATACACGATAACTTTTTCCATTACTTTTTCTCTGGTACTTTCCAGTTTTGAATTTGACGTAGTCTTGAACTGAGAGGAACCTCAGTTTCAGTGACATTAGGATTGTCTTTTTGCCAGAGCGCAAGAATTTCTTCTTCTGTTAAAATGGCTTCATCAACAATTGTCTCGCCCAGCCATTTTTGAGAAAATTCATTTACCTCTTCGGCCAGTACAGAGTCAGCAGTCCATTCAACTGCAAGTTTATCTGTTAATTTTACATCTTCATTCAATTTTTGTAATTCAGAAAAAGGAACTACATATCTTTGTCTGAATGTACTTGTCACCGTTAAAACTGCATACTTATCTTTCATAATTTATCACCTATGCTATAAAAATCAAACCAATAACCAATCCAATATTAAATCCTATTGAACAGACAAACACAAAATCCTTTAAAAAGCTTCTGCGTTCGTATTCGATTATCATTTATTTAAATTTTTCCTTCTTGTTATTTTTTGCTGATTCTCTAAAGGCAACATCAGCCATTACATCTGCTGCGTCATCTGCTGCCACTGATTGTCTTACCAATTTTCTTGTATTAATTGGAGTTCCAATTTCTCTTTCGTACACTGTTTGTCCTCTATCAGGACTTTCATAAATTTTTGCCATAATTAATATCTCTTATCGTTATCTAATCTTCTTAAAACTCTTTGAATTAAATAATCTGCTTCTGGATAATCGCCATCCATCATTTCAACCACTGCGTCAATTTGGTCCAATGTTTCCAATTCATCAGCAAGTTTATGTGCGTAATGCATTCTATGTAATGCTTGATAAAATTCGTATGGAGTCATTTTTGGAGAATTTTTGTCGCCGTTATTAAATGGAATTTCAGCCATTATAATCTCCTTACTTAAACAATCCTATTTTCTCACCAGCCTTAATTCTGCGGTCATATTCCTCTGGTGTATCAGGAAATCTCCAACCCCAATATGCACCGAATGCCATAAAGGAGCCAGAATACATAACCGCCTTCCAATTACCCGTAAATACAATCATAAGCAATAATGCAAATGCCATAAATCCTAACATCGTATATTTAGCTTTTCTTGGAAATACTTTTTTCTGTTCCCAGTTTGTTAAAAATGGTCCAAACAATTTATGATTGTATAACCATGTGTGCATTCTTTCTGAACTTTTAGCAAAACAATATGCTGCAAATACTGCTGGAATACTAAATGGTATTCCTGGTAATATCACACCAATGTATGCTACTCCCAAACTTAAAAATCCTAATCCTAACCATCCCGCCTTTTTTATATCCATTATATTGGTCTCCTCGAAAGGGTTGTTGATAACCCACTTCGTTTTTCTTCAACCTCCATATTCATAATTTGTTTTTCATCAATAAGAGGTTTACTCGGTTTTTCTCTATCTCTTTTGAATGCAGCTGTTGAAACAATCAACAACATAATCGCAAGAGGGTCAAATACAAAGATGATGATGAGAATTACCCATCGCACTGCATTGTCATACATTGACTCTGCTTCATCTCCATATATCATATCAGCGATATATTTAATAGGACCTAATTCAGCTTCCTGGTCCAATTGTTTCTTTTGGACTGGAATTTTATCTTCGTTCAGTTTAACTATATCTTGTACTAATATATCTATATCTGCATTTATTACATTACGCTCTTCAGTTTGAACCTTGTTGACATAATTTCGGTCCTCTGGTCTTGATGTCTGTAAAACATAATCCAGATTTTCTAATCGTCCAGTCAAATTGTCAAGCTGTAATTGCTTTGCATCAATTCTTTTGTCTATAATACTTGCTTCAAGGGAATATGAATCACCGACCAATGCTGAATCTATGTGAGCCTTGGAAAGGAATCCAAAAATACCCATCGATGTAATAAACATCAACACAACAACAGCTGTTGTGAAATATGCACGTACTAAATTATTTATTCGTTCCCACTCGTAATGCAACCATGCTGCAGATACAAGTTTTCCAAACTCTAAAACACTTGCCATTACCAAAACTGATAAAGCAGCGCCGGAAAATATTGTCATTAATCCTACAATACTAAAATAAGCAGCGCAGGTAGCGAGTGTGAGCGATGTAAAAAGTGTTAACCATTTCATATTACTTCTCTAAATGTCTCTTTAAGGGCGGCCACTAAATCTTCCATCATACCATTTGTATGCAATGGCGTAGGAGTAATTCGTAATCGCTCCGTTCCAACATCTACTGTTGGATAGTTTATAGGTTGAATATAAATTCCATGTATATTTAACAATCTATCAGACATTTCCTTACAGCGTTTTGCATCTCGTACCATTACTGGTAAAATGTGTGTACAAGCATCTTCATGCACCTCAATCTCATTTTCTAGAAGAAGCTTTTTAAGAGTCGATGCTCTCTCTTGATGTTGTTCTCTTAATTCATTATGTTCTTTCAGCCAACGTATACTTGCGATACTTCCTGCACACATTACTGGGCTGAGACTTGTTGTAAAGATGAATCCGGATGCAACACTCCTGATAGCATCAAGAACGATATCATCACCAACAATATAACCACCGTGACCACCAAACGCCTTTCCAAGTGTTCCATTTATAAAATCTACCCTATCTGTTAATCCTAATTTTTCGCAATAACCAGCACCAGTCTCTCCATATAAACCGACTGCATGTACTTCGTCAATATATGTAATCGCTTCGTATTTATCAGCAAGGTCACAAATTGCTTCGATTGGAGCAATATCGCCGTCCATACTATAGACTGATTCAAATACAATACAAGGAGTTTGGCCTGACATTTTACATGTTTGTAATGCCAATTCCAATTCGTCCATGTTATTATGTTCCCAGATAATTTTATCAGCACGACTATGTTTAATGCCCATAATCAATGATGCATGATTTTTATTATCTGATACGAAACAAATATTTGGTACAATACGAGATAGAGCAATTAAGGACCATTCATTTGCTACATAAGCTGAAGTAAATAATAGTCCTCGCTCTTTTTTGTGGAGTTTTGCTAGTGTTCGTTCAAGTGTGACATGATAATGTGAGGTACCTCCAATATTACGTGTACCTCCAGACCCACTTCCAGTTTTTTCAAGTGCCGTCTGCATTGCGTCAATTACATATTGATTTTGACCCATGCAAAGATAATCATTCGAGCACCAATTTACAATCGTTTTTGGTGAATATCTACTATACCAAGTCGCCTTGGGAAAGTTTCCTCGTTCTCGAACTATATCATTAAAGACTCTGTACCTGCCATCATCTTTAAGATTATCAACGACATCTTGAAAATATTTTTTGTTTATCATATAAAGCCTAACTTAGGCTACGTAAGCTTCATCCCAGTTTCCTGATAATCCTGCAACCTCATATTCAGTCACACGATTTTCAAAAAAGTTTGTATGGTCGGCACCATTCAGTACCCATTCCAACCAAGGTAGTGGATTATCCTTCACCTTAAAGTTTGGTTTCATACCAAGCTGAAGTAGCCTTCTATCTGTAATATATCTTATATATTCTTTTACCTCAGATTTTTCTAGGCCTTCAATTTCACCAAGTTCATATGCCAATTCAATAAATTTATCTTCTAAATCTACAATGTCTCTTGCGATTTCATAAATTTCTTTTTTAAATGAATCATCGACTACACGACTGTGTTCTTTAATAAAGGCTTTAAATAATTTTGAATTGCCTTCCACGTGAATACTCTCATCACGGATTGACCATTCAACAACTTTACCCATACCTTTCATTTTTCCAAATCTTTGGAAATTTAACAACATGACGAATGATGCGAATAAAGCAACACCTTCATTAAACACCGATTTTGCTAATGATAAACCAAGACCTCGTAATGTCGCTGTGTCTGCTTTTCTCATATAGTCAATTTTATCTGCCATTTCAGAATATTCCAAGAACGCATGATATTCTTCATCAGATAAACCTAAGGTTTCATTTAATAGAGCATATGCGCGTTGGTGAATACCTTCACGAGCTGCAAATGAACCTAACATATTACGAACTTCATTATTTTTAAATTTAGGAATAAATTGGTCAAAGTAGTTTTGTCCAACTGCTACATCTGATTGTGTAAATAATCTTAAAATATTTGTAATATATTCTTTTTCGATCGAATTAATTTTACCACCTTTCCAATCAGCTACATCTTCTGATAGGTCAAGTTCATCTTCAATCCAGTGAGCTTTTTCATGTCGTGTGGTAATTTCCACAGCCCAAGGATAATGAAATGGTTT